GTACAAATCTTGAAACAAGCTGTTGAAGCTAAGACACGTAAGTTGCAAGCTCGTTGGACATTTGAGTCAGCTCAAGATGCACAAGCTATGCACGGTATCGACGTTGAAGCAGAAATCATGGCTGCTCTTGCACAAGAGATCACAGCTGAGATCGATCAAGAGATCCTATTGAGCTTGCGTACTTTGGCCACAACTGAATTTACATACAACCAAGCTACTGTATCAGGTACAGCTACATTCGTTGGTGACGAACATGCCGCATTGGCAGTTTTGATCAACCGTGTTGCTAACTTGATCGCTCAGCGTACACGTCGTGGCGCTGGTAACTGGGCAGTTGTAAGTTCAGCTTCATTGACAGTATTGCAATCAGCAACTACTTCAGCATTTGCTCGCACAACAGAAGGCACATTTGAAGCACCTACAAACACCAAGTTTGTTGGTACATTGAACGGTGCAATGCGTGTGTTTGTTGACTCTTACGCTAGTGACACAACACCTGTGTTGGTTGGCTACAAGGGTTCAAGCGAAGCTGACGCAGCTGCGTTCTATTGCCCATACATTCCGTTGATGAGTTCTGGTGTTGTGTTGGATCCAACAACATTCGAACCAGTAGTTTCGTTTATGACGAGATATGGCTACGTCGAATTGACAAATACTGCATCTTCTTTCGGAAATGCAGCAGACTACTTAGGTGAAATCGCAGTACAGAACCTTAGTTTTAGTTAATCTACGCAGTTTATTTGTTTTAAACTTCTCAGGGATGGGAAAACAAGGAAGGCACAGAAATGTGCCTTTTTTGTTGAGTAAAAGTATTATGTAGAACTTACTAACATAAATAAAGTTATGAACAAATACGAAAAATGGTATGCATCCATAACTGAAAATGCAAAGCAAAGAGTTACAACTGATTACACTGAACGTCATCATATTATTCCCCGTAGTCTAGGTGGAGCAGACACAATGGATAATCTAGTAGATCTTACTGCAAGAGAGCATTTTATATGTCACTGGTTGCTTACTAAAATATACACCGGAGATGCAAGATATAAGATGATTAATGCACTATATCTGATGCAAGGAAAAAATCAATATCAACACAGATATATTAATAGTAGGGTATATGAGACTCTTCGTAAAGAATATGCAGAATATATTTCTAAAATGAATACAGGAAGAGTTCAACCAGCAGACGAAAAGGCTCGCCAGATAGAAGCAATTACTGGACGCAGAAGAGATCCGTTTACTGCGGATTGGAAACTGAATCTATCAAAAAATCACAAAAGTAAAAAACCTAACTTTGATGGAACAATCAGCGAAGAAACCCGCCGTAAGATTGGGGACAAAATTCGTGGCCGAAAACAAACGGATGAAGAAAAGTTAGTGAGAAGTTTGGCCAACAAAGGAAAAACAAGAGAAAAGTTACTGTGCCCACACTGTACCCAACTGATATCAGTAAACACTTACCCACGTTGGCACGGTGACCGTTGCAAACACAAACCTATAGTGTAACCGATAAATATTGCTATGATTGCCAGCATCCAATTTTCAAACTTTGTGCCAGAGCTCCCGCCACCCGCGCCTACGGGCAATCCTGTAGGATATCACACAGTTCCGACCGCAACGCCAGTGCCTGTGTATCTATCAGCAGTGTTGATCACGGTGTAAACACCGACCCGCGATAAATACTAGATCATAAACGGGTTATCAAGATGGCACTACCAATAAACATAAGCATTGGTGCAGGATGGTCAATAGGACCAGGATGGACTTTGGGTGGCCCTGGACCACCAGTGGACTTGTACACACCCCTGGCTGGCAGCCTCAGTTTTAACGGAAGCAGTCAATATCTCTCAATGTCACCGGGCATGACTCTGGCCGCAGGTGCATTTACCATAGAAGGTTGGTACTACAATACCGGTAATCAGACCAACCGACCCTTACTGGCCACTGATCAAAGTTTAGGCATGAGCGCCCACCTCAGCGATAATGCCACTGTAGTCTTGGACAGATACGGCGGCGGTTATGCACCATCTTATGGTTTTCCTGTAGGCACATTCAAAACTAATCAGTGGCAATACATAGTGATAAATCGCAATGCCAGTTTGCTAGAAACCATGTGGGTAGGCACGTTTGTTGACAACTATTCAACCGTGACCTGCGCTCGAGCAACAGGTGCCTCGGGTGGTGGCAGTCCCACAGGCGGTACACAAACCGACAGTCAGACCTGGGGCAACAGCAACTGGGTAGGCAGATTCTACGGTGGTTACTGGCCTGGCAACATCACAAATCTTAGAGTCACCATTGGTTCAGCTGTGTACGACAGCAACAGTGTCACAATTACAGCACCGGTAGCACCGTTGACAGCAGGCGGAGACACTGAATACTTGATGTTGGGCGCAGTAGTGACCACAGACACATCAGGCACACAAACTGTAACCAACAATGGCACAGTTGCGCAAACTGCAACAAAACCGTTTTAACTGATCAAAAATCAACACATTCGGTAAATACTTGTCAACGCAATTCGGCGTTTTATGCAGGCTTCGAACCCCTGCGTACCGGCTAGAACCCGGATCGGACTTCTTTAAGGAGAAAACAAAATGGGTCGTCCTCTAAAAATTAACAAAGCAGCTCAAACCGGTTCAACAACATTGACCGGTGGTATTGACATTGGTTTCAATGCATTGGCTGGGCTAACAGCTCCAGTATTGCCATCGCCAGTGTTTGACACTGACACAGAATATCTTGGTGTTGTTGGTGGTTCAAACACAGTGGACACTGCCACATATCCCACAGTCAAAGTACGTGTGTTTATCACTGGCTTTGCCGAAGAAGATGGTTATATCATCCGTCAAAAAGGCTCACACAAGTATCTAGTGGGTGGTACAACAGCACGTACAGCGTTGATCGCAGGCGCAGCGTATCGTGTGACTGTGGTTGGTGACACAGATTGGGTTGCTTATGGCGCCGGATCTGATGTAGCAGTGGGTGATGTGTTTACTGCCACAGCAGCGCTGGCCAACACAGGCTCAGGTCGTGTGAACGCAGTGGGACAATGCGTGCTAGGCAGTGATTTGAGTCCAACAGCCGGCAACATGAGTATCAGTTACTTCAGCAATGACTCAACAGAAACTGCAATCAGCAAGTTGACCAACAAGTTCTTGCAGAACTTTGCGGGTGGTGCTGTGGGTGGCAACGCAGACACAGGTGATGTATGGTCCGCTGCTGCCGCAGTTGACAACGTGGCATTTGCAGCCAACTTCTTCAGTGATGAAGGCACAACTGCTAAATCAGGTGCTGAAATTGACACATGGGGCGACAACGGTTCAGAGCAATTGGCCACTGGTGCATTGGATCTAGCAATTGTAGAAAACTACAACAGCTAATTTTGACCAACCAAACTGTCCCCACAATAAGTACTGTGGGGATTTTTTATGACCACGGCATTTATACTAGGCAACGGTGTGAGTAGACAGTCAGTTACGTTAGAACTGTTACGGCCACTTGGAAAAATTTATGGCTGTAATGCTTTGTACAGAGATTTTGTACCAGATGTATTGGTTGCCACAGATCGTCCTATCTCTGCTGAAATACAAAACTCAGGTTATCCTGCAAACAACAAATTTTATACACGCAAACCCGTTGAAGGTCAAGGTGCACTAAAAGTTCCACACGAATATTACGGCTACAGTTCCGGTCCACTGGCCACAGGCATAGCAGCCATAGATCAACATCGATTGATCTACATGATTGGGTTTGACATGGGTCCCATAAACAGCAAGTTTAACAATGTTTACGCAGACACTGATTTTTACAGAAAATCTGATGCAACACCAGTGTTCACTGGCAACTGGACCAAACAGATCCGTAAAATTTGTGAGGATTTTCCCAAAACTCAATTTGTTAGAGTACAAGGCAAAACCACAGCTGATATAGCAGAGTTTGCTACCATTAAAAACCTACAGCATTTGCCCATACACACTTTCTTAGACCGCATAAATAATCAAAAGGATCTTTAAATGGCAAGCTATAAAAATCTCAGCTCGGATTGGTACATTGACGTTGACAGCGGAGTGGGCACAATCTACATTAACGGCAACTTAGACGTCACTGGAAACATTACTTACGTCACTGAACTTGCGGTTAACGATGCCTTTATCATTGTGGCTGCCAACAACACAGGCACAGTAACAGACATGGGCTTGATTGCTCAAAAAACAGTCAATACCTATGCTGGTTTGAGATTTGATACTGGTGCAAATGCATGGCAAATCAGTAGCAGTGTCAACGAAGACGGAACCGCAGTTGCTCCTTATGTAACATTGGCATCGGGTAACACT